GGAACCAAAAAGTACAACGCCGACGTGATTGTGGCCACCATTGGCAGCATTCACAAAGCCGCGCACTTGCTTGGCAACATTAAGGCCGTGATAATTGATGAGGCTCACCTAGTGAGCCAGAAGGCAAACGACGCAGGCATGTACCGCACGTTTCTGTCTAAACTTGCAGAGTTATGCAAATTTCGCATAGTTGGCATGACGGCCACCCCGTTTAGGGGCAATCAGGTTTGGCTGACCGATGGCGACGATCCCTTGTTCACTGGCATTGCCAGCCGAGTGTCCATGCGTGAGTTGCTTGATGCCAAATTCATTGCCCCACTGGTTCCACCAACCGAAAAAATCAGCACCCGAATTGACGCAAGCAATGTGGGGATTTCCAATGGAGACTACAAAATTGGGGAGTTATCCCGCGAAGTTAACAAATATTTGTCAAAAGTCGCGTTAGAGGCGGTCAAAATCGCCTCAGAGCGCAAGAAATGGATCGCCTTTACACCGAGTGTCGCCAACGCTGAAAGCCTTGCAGACAAGCTGAATGAACTTGGCATTGTGAGCGCCGTTGTGTGCGGTGAGACACCCAAGCAAGAGCGCGAAGACCTGATTCGCCAGTTTAAGAACCACCAGATTCACTGCCTAGTTACCGTGCTGGCGCTCTCAGTTGGCTTTGATGTGCCAGACGTAGACTGCATTGTTTGGTGCAGGCCCACCAAGTCGCCTGTGCTTTATGTGCAGGGCATGGGCCGAGGCACACGCATTGCAGACGGCAAGACAGACTGCCTAGTGCTTGACTTTACCGACACCGTGGAGCGCTTGGGGCCGGTGGACACGATCCAAGGCAGGGCTAAGAAAAGGTCTGGCCCCCAAGAAGCGCCCTACAGCATCTGCCCAGACTGCGGTGAACGCAACGCACCAGCTGCGCTAGTGTGCATCCACTGTGGCGCCCAGATCAGGGAAGAAGAAGCCAAGCCACTGGATGCCAAGGTTTCTTATGCTGCGCTACTGTCAAACCAGACCGCCATGGCTGAACTGGTTTGGCACGACATCAGCCGCACCGACTACGCATTGCACCGCAAAGAGGGCAAGCCAGACTCATTAAGGGTTGACTACTACAGTGGCCTGCTGCGCGTGGCCAGTGAGTGGGTTTGTTTTAGCCATGTGGGTTATGCCAGGCAGAAGGCCGAAAATTGGTGGATGCGCAGGGAAAGAAAGTCCATGCCATCAGGCACACAAGAAGCGCTTGAATGGCTTGAGTTTTACGACATTGAAGAGCCAGTCAGAATTGCAACCCGTAAAAATGGAAAATACACAGAGGTAAAAGAATATGAATTTAATAGAACTCAACGCCATCAAGAGGCATCTAAACAGCCAAGTCAAACAGATCAACACCATCCAAGTCAATTGCCAACAGTGCAATAACTTTGAGACAGGCATGTGTAAACAGTTTGGAGCAAAGCCACCGCTAGAGTGGATTACCGGCACGGTTGAGTGCGAACATTGGGAGTGGGATCAAATCCCTTTTTAGGAGACAACATGTTAGAAAAACCCCCACATTCAAAGATCAGCTACCCGTCCACGCCGACCAAAGATTTTAAATGGGAGTCTGGCTCAGACGTGCAGGCGCTCTGGCGCAAACACGGCTGGACACCGCCGTCTGAACACATGCCACCACCACCGCCAGAGCGCGTCATGGACATGCCACTTAGGAGAGTCAGGTAAATGCCTCGCCCCAAACCACCTGAACCATTATTGGGAAGACAAGTCCGAATGTCAGATAGGCACTGGATGATCTTGCAAGAACTCGGCGGCGCCGAATGGCTGCGCAAGCAGTTGGACAAGAACGCCAAGATGCCGGCCAAGTATTACCGCCTTGAATTAGACGCACCTTCAAAGAAAGAAAGCAATGACTAGCGGATGGAGAAAACGACAAATTCAGATGCCCAAGTTTGATATTTGGGAACGCGAGACGTTGGTCGACTTTGCCGGCGAGTGTTACGTCAAACTGTGCGAACAGGATGACATTATTCAGCAATTGCAGTGCGACCTGAAGACCGCCATTGAAGCGTACAGGGCGCTGGTTAAAGAATAAGGGCGCATTCGGCTTGCCTGCGCTTGAGAAGGCCAGGCAAAACCTTGCCGCCGCCCTTAGTCCAAAGCATCAGTTGCTCGGCAGCGCCTTCCCAATCACCCGCGTTTATCTTGCGCTTGAGTGTTGAGGTTTGCAAGCGCCCAGTACCTAAGTTGTAGCAGAAATCTACAATGGCGTTGCACTTACGAACGTCCGTAATCAAGCCGGGACAGTTACGCAGAACACCAGGCAAATACGTATGCTCCAGTTCAACCATCAAAAGCGCCCGCGCCGTGGGTTCATCCATTGGCGTGTCTTCTAGCGTTACCTTGCGCTTGTCTGCGTAGTAGGTAGAGCCATAGCCAATCGTAGCCACGCCAGCCGGACAAAGGTAGGGCTTGGCGCGGTAGCCTTCAAACTGACGGCATAGGGCTGCGGCTAACTCTAGGTTCATATGCCGCGTTGCTTGAGAGTTCTGTCAAGGAACCAATAATTTATTGTTCCGGACAGCAGGGCTGAGAAGTCAGGCGTCATCATAGTTTTGAACACTTCAGTAGCTGGTGCGCCAGCAAGCCAAGCATTCCATGCAAACCATACGTGGATGAACGACCACACAAACAAAACCCAATATGTGACCACAGGACGCACAGAAGCTGATAGGCTAGCCACCCATCCACCAGCGGCTTTAACCATCTCTGCTTGCTGTGTAATGGCGTTGTTGAAGGCATCCATGACACCCACATCAATTGCGGCTTCTCGTTGAGCACCGATCTCAGCCAGTTTTTGCTGACCACGTAATTGCTCCAATTCACATTGGCGGGAGAACATCAATAGTTCATGAGCGCGTTCGTTCTTTTTGTCAAAGAATTTCAGTACTTCAGGAGCAATGCGGAACAAGCCGCCAAACACTGAACCTAAAATACCACCACTTAGAATATCCAACATAATCAATCCTCCGACATATCAGTTGCCGCCAAGTTTATACGGGTCTTCAGAGCCGCAATATCTTCTGGCTTGGTTTTAAATCCAATCGCTACATACCCTGCAAATTTACCCATATCAGGGGGGATGGAGCCTCTACACATGAACTTCACACCCTGCTTTGCGCCCCACTCACCTACTTTGGATGACGGGTTGAAGTCTTCGCAGAGAACTTCATTATTAAGCATAGCCACCATAGCGGCATTGCGGTCTGCGCTTGCATTAAATAGAGACGTTACCGTGCCTTCCATTGACTTCTCCCGTGAGCCGTCCGCATTCAGGGCCAGCACGGTGGTTCGACTGTTTGTCGTCAAATTAGCTTTGTGAACCAGCACGACCAAACCGTCTAAGTCTTTCATCAAGCTACGGGCTGGGGAAAGTAACGCTTCCTGCTTTGCCAACTGGGGCATCTTGTCTTGCGTCGTAATGGCGTGGAGGATGACTTGACGGGAGTCCCATGCAAAATAACCAGCAAAGAATAAGAACGACAGCAAAATAACTGTAAATAGCTTGAAAGGATTGTCCACCCACTCAATCAAACCAATGACTTTACCGAGGGCGCTGTCGTCTTTCTTGGCTTCAGCTTTAACAGGTGTCGGTGCGGCAACAGACACATTGATTGTCTGTTCGGTCTTGGGCTTGGGTGTGCGCCGCTTAACGGGCGCTACTTTGGCTGGAGTTTTGGCCGGAGCCTTTTTTGCTGTAACCATGTTATGCCAGTATGTCTATCTTACGGTTGGTAAAAATCTCAAGGCTAAGTTGGTTGCGTTCTGCTTTCTTTACGTACAACTCAAACTCAAGAGCATCAATTTTTATGTCCATCTGCTTCATCTTCAGCGCCTGCTTGTAGTCCTCAGTCAGCTTCTCAGCCCTGCGTTCAAGCGCATCTGTCTTAGTCGGCTCGCCTCCCGGCTGAACCATTGGATACCATTTGTACAAGGGCGGAATCATTTCTTTTCCCGTTCAAGTGCGTCCTTGTATCCATGTACTACCTTGTTTCTAAGCCATGTGGAATCTGCCGCACCCGCCCACTCGGACAGGTTGTTCCAGATGACTACATATTCTGTTGACTTGCAATGGCCTGCGTTCTGATCCAGCCACGCAACCATCTCTTTGTGCCGCTGGGTAGGGTCGTGAACGGTGTAAGCAATTCCATAGAACTCGCGCACATGGCATCCGCTCTTGGCTACGGCTCCGACTAGCCCCAAGACTAACAGTAACATTATTAGCCAACGCATGAATCATTGCCATATCCATAAAATCATGTACGTACCAAAGATCACGAAGGCCACAATGCAGGCGGCGGCGATGATTGCCTCCGCCCAATCCCACATGATCAGTTAACGGTTACGTCAGTCACGGCCTATTCAGGCTTGGCTTCTAACGCTGTCTTTAACATTGTGAAGAAGGCATCTCTGCCCACTTGGAGTTGGTCAAGCTGG